ACGTCAAGAATTTAAGAAGTGTGCAGAAGATCCTGCACATTTTTTAAGGGCATATTGTTATATACAACATCCACAAAAAGGTAAAATAAAATTTGATTTATATGATTATCAAGAAAAAACTTTAAGAGAATTTGTTAATAAAGATTATAATGTTCTTCTAAAAGCCCGTCAGTTAGGTATATCAACACTTACAGCGGGATATGCATTGTGGATGATGACATTTTATGATGATAAGAATATATTGGTTATTGCAACAAAGCAAGATGTAGCTAAAAATTTGGTGACTAAAGTTAGAGTGATGCATGCTAGTTTACCAACTTGGTTAAAACAAAAATGTGTTGAAGATAATAAGTTATCACTTAGATATAAAAATGGTTCTCAAATAAAAGCAGTTGCAAGTTCTGAAGAGGCTGGCAGATCAGAAGCACTCTCATTATTAATTTTAGATGAAGCTGCATTTATTCCTAGAATAGATACAATATGGACTGCAGCATCACAAACACTAGCGTTGGGTGGAAGATGTATTGCACTATCTACACCTAATGGTGTGGGAAATTGGTTTCATAGAACTTGGATGGATGCTGAAGATGGTTTAAATGAATGGAATATTTTAAAATTACATTGGTCAGTACATCCAGATAGAGATCAAGAATGGAGAGATCATCAAGATAAATTATTAGGTCCTTCAATGGCAGCTCAAGAATGTGATTGTGACTTTGTAACTTCAGGTCAGATGGTAATAGATGGACGTATATTGGAAGAATATAAAATGACGCAAATTAAAGATCCAATTGAAAGACGGGGAGTAGATAGTAATATTTGGATATGGGATCCACCAAATTATACAAAAGATTATGTGGTAAGTGCTGATGTTAGTAGAGGAGATGGAACAGACTATTCTGCATTTCATGTTATGGAAGTAGAAGATTGTAAACAAGTAGCTGAATATAAAGGTAAGTTATCAACAAGAGATTTTGGTAATTTATTAGTTAACGTGGCGACAGAATATAATAATGCATTACTGGTAATTGAAAATGCATCAATTGGATGGGCTGCAATTCAACAAGTAATAGATAGAGAATATGGTAATTTATTTTATATGAGTAAAGATTTACAATATGTAGATACACAAAAACAAATGACAAATAAAATTTATGGACAAGAAAAACAAATGGTTCCTGGATTTACAATGTCAATGAAAACAAGACCATTAGTTATAGCAAAATTGGAAGAATTTTTTAGAGAGAAATCTGTTAAAGTTTCTTCTTCACGTCTAATAGACGAATTATTCGTATTTATATATAACAACAATAAAGCAGAAGCTATGGTGGGGTATAATGATGACCTTGTTATATCTTTTGGAATTGCTTTATGGATACGAGATACTGCTTTACGTTTAAGATCTGAAGGAATAGAATTACAAAAGAAAGCTATTTCTAGTATAGGTTTGGATAAAGCTATATATACACCCAATACAGAAGATGATCATTGGAGTTGGGATGTTAGGGACAAAAAAGAAGATTTAACTTGGTTAATTAATAAGTAAGAGGTAAAAATGGCTGATACAAGTTTAAGAGCTAGATTAAGAAGATTATTTTCAACTAACGTAGTTGTTAGAAATATAGGGGGGAGACAACTAAAAGTAGTTGATACTAGCAAATCACAATACATGCCACAACGAGGATTAATTGATAGATATCAAAAGATGTATACAACTGGTGGTGGCGCCGGATTATCTGGATATTCAGACAATCAGTTGGTTAAATCGTTACGACTTGGATTGTTTAGAGATTACGAGTCTATGGATAATGATTCAATTATAGGTAGTGCACTTGACATTTACGCAGACGAATCAACAATGAAATCAGAGTATGGAAATGTTTTAGAAATTAATACACCCAATGATCAAGTTTTTAAAATTTTACATAATTTATATTATGATATAATAAATATAGAATTTAATTTGTGGCCTTGGATACGTAATATGTGTAAATATGGAGATCACTTTTTAAAATTAGATATTAGTGAGAAGTATGGTATTACAAATGTGGAACCTTTATCTGTTTATGATGTTACTCGGCTAGAAAATACTGATCCAGAAAATCCAGAATATGTAAAATTTAAATTGGAAAGAAGTACAAGTGATCAGGGTACACAAAGACATATATCTAGTACATTGGATGAATTTGAAAATTATGAAGTAGCACATTTTAGATTATTGTCAGATAGTAACTATTTACCATATGGTAAATCAATGATTGAAAGTGGTCGTAAGACTTGGAAACAGTTAAGTCTTATGGAAGATGCTATGTTAATTCATAGAATTATGAGAGCACCTGAAAAGAGAATTTTTAAGATTGATATAGGTAATATTCCACCAGCAGAAGTTGATAATTATATGAATCAAATTATTGATAAAATGAAAAAAGCTCCAGTTATTGATAAAAATACTGGAGAGTATAATTTGAAATATAATATGCAAAATATTACAGAAGATTTTTTCTTACCAGTTAGAGGTGGCGATAGTGGAACTCAAATAGATACCACACCAGGGCTAACTTATGAATCTATTGACGATATAGATTATCTTAAAAATAAATTGTTAGCATCTTTAAGAATTCCAAAACCATATCTAGGATTTGATGAAAATGTAGGAGAAAAAGCTACATTGGCGGCTGAGGATGTTAGGTTCGCAAGAACAATAGAACGTATACAGAGAATTACTATTAGTGAATTGATGAAAATAGGTATTGTTCATTTATATGCGCAGGGATTTAAAGATGAAGAATTGATTAACTTTGATTTGGACTTAATGAATCCATCTACAATTTATGAGCAAGAAAAACTTTCATTGTGGACTGAAAAAACAGGATTAGCTTCATCTATGTTAAGTGATGGTATAATTTCTTCTGAGTGGATTTATAAGAATATTTTTAATTTTACTGATGAAGAAGTTAAAGAAATGGATAATGAAATACTGTTTGATTATAAACAAAAATTTCGTAGAGGTCAAATTGAACAAGAAGGAAATGATCCAGCTAAAAGTGGAGAAGCAGCAGGAACACCATCAGATATGGCGATGGGAAGAACTGGACATGAGTTGGAGGATGAATTAGGACCAGAAGGTGGAAGTCCAGAAGGTGGATGGGAAGGTGCAGGTAGACCAAACGAGCCTTCACATTATAAAAAAGATAGTCATGTTAGGGGTAGAGATCCATTAGGAGCTCATGATAAGAAAAAACAAGCATCTAGTAATCCAAAATACGGTAAAGTTATGGCTTTAGCACATTTGGATAAGCTTAAAAGCACTTTAAAACGTAAATCTGATATACAATTGATAAACGAAGTTGAAGAAATACATAAGGATTATGAGGAAGATGTTAATAATAAATAAAGATATAGCTAATATTTCAGAAGTTTTATATTTATTTATGATAAAATGCATTGGAGTGATTTATGTCTAAAAAATTAAGGCACACTAAAATAAAAAATACAGGTGTGTTATTTGAAGTATTGACTCGACAAGTGACAGCAGATATTATTGATGGTAAAGAATCTAAAGCTGTAGCGTTAATAAAAAAACATTTTAATAAAAATTCTACATTGGGGAAAGAATTAGAGCTATATAATATTCTTACTACAGAATCTTATAAGACTAGAAGTAAGGCCGAGAGACTTATTGATGTAGTTATTAAAACTAGACAGAGAATTTCTAATAAAATTTTGCGTTCTGAAAAATATAATCTTATTAAAGCAATAAAAGAAAATTATGATGTAAAGGCTCTATTTTCTACTAAAATGCCAAATTATAAAAAATTGGCGTCTATATATAAGTTATTTTTATATGAAACAACTGGTGAAGAAATAAGTCCAACAGAAGTTGTAGATTCTAGAGAATATGTAGTTGAATCATTAATTGTTGAACGTAGTAAGCCAGAAGATAAAAGTGAATTACTTAAAGAATATAATAGTGAAGATAAGGATGTAAAATTATTAGCGTATACTTTAATGGTTGAAAAATTCAACGAGAAATATAGTAAATTAAGTCAGTCACAAAAGAATGTTTTAAGAAAATATATTAATAATGTATCAAATACAAATTCTTTAACAGAATTTATAGATGGTGAAATTATAAATATTAAAGGAGTGTTGAAGAAATTATTACCGACTGTAAATGATGATATTACGAGTATAAAATTAAGAGAAGTGACTGAACAAGTAGGGAAACTTACAGGAAGCAACGAAGCAACTGAAAATACAGTTGTTACTTTGATGCGATATTATGAACTTATTAAGGAATTGGAAAATGTCACAGGAAAAGTTAAGAACTTACATTCGTAAAACAATAAAGGAATTGTTGGACGAGGATGGGTTGAATGAAACATCTTTTAGTGGTGGTGCAGGTGCATATAATACGCCATTTGCATTTAGTAGAAAAGATAAATCTGGGAAAAAGAAAAAGAAAGAGGTAGCTACTAATTCAACTGGATATTCAATTGTTGAAGGTAAATATCATGAGTACAGAAATGATGATACTTTAACTCCAAGACAGAAAATTGGTCGCTCTATGAGAGAGATTAGAGATCATCTTTCTGAAATTGATAAATTGACTAAAATGAATGTAAGATTAAAAAATGAAATGGATGTTGATTCAAGATCATATTGGAAAAATACTCATAAAGCGATGAGAAAGGTTAGTGAGCGATTAGTAAAATTAGCAAATAGAGTTGGACAATTATACTAATGTTAAAATTAAAAGATATTTTGTATGAAAGCGACGCTCATAAAGCTAAAGCTAAAAAAATGAAAAAACGTATTCAAAATAACGAAAGTCGTTTACGTTTAAGTATGTGGGAATTAGTAGAAAATATGAGTAAAGATGAGTCTAATAAAAAATTAGCAAAAGAATTATCGAAATCGTATAGAAAAAATGTAACAACATTTATGAGAGACGTGATGTCATTAGTAAAGAGGATGAAATAAATGAAACAACTTATAGTAGATTATTTACCATTTGAAGTAACGGCACAACAGATTAATGAATCTATGAAGGAAAATCATGGAAGATTAGTTGTTAGAGGAGTATTACAACGAGCAGAATCAAAGAATCAGAATGGTAGAATTTATCCCAAAGATGTATTGATGAGAGAAGCTAAAAAATATGCAGAATCTTTTATTAAAGAAAAGAGAGCTATGGGTGAGTTAGATCATCCAGAAAGTTCAGTAGTAAATTTACAAAATGTATCACATAACATAACTGAAATGCATTGGAACAATGATGATTTAGTTGGCACTGTTGAAGTATTAGGGACACCAGCAGGTAACATTTTGACAGAATTATTTAAAGCAGGTATTAAATTAGGTATTAGTTCTCGTGGAATGGGTTCAGTGGAAACAGTTGATGAAGCTGATGAAACTGATCCTGGTACACAAGAAGTGCAACCAGATTTTGAATTAATTGCTTTTGACTTTGTTTCCAATCCATCTACACAAGGTGCTTTTATGTATCCAATGAATGAATCAGTAGATAAAAATGTAACAGTAGGTAGAACTTGTGGAGATTATTGTAAAGCAGAGTCTATAATTAATGATATTTTAAGAGGTGTCTAATGAGTAGATGGGGAAATTTTAGTTGGCGTAAATGGAATGATTTTATTCTTGAAAAGAATGATGTTTTTGAAGAATCTGATTATAAATTTGTATTAACAGTTCCAAAACATATTTATGGAGGAGTAAGAGCAGTATTTAATACAAAGAAAGAAGCAGAAAATTATATGAAAGAGAATATTGGATCAAAATCTTGGAAATACACGACAATTAAAAAAGAACTTATTAAATGAAAACAATATATAAAGGTATAATGGAAGGCGAATTAAATGAACTTCCAGCATTTAGTTCACCAGAGGCAAAAAAATCAGTTGAGAATGATTTAAGAAAAATGTCGAAGATTTTAGGAAAAGCATCTCAACAATGTATTAAGTTGATGATGGATGGAGTAAAACATAATTGGTATAATGCTATGGATTTATCAAGAGGTATTCAAACTGGTCCTGTGAAGGCAACTCATTATGGTGAAAGAGATTTTATTAAACAATTATGGCATAAAGTTAAAAGCGGATTTAAACGGTATTCATAAGATAAATTATTACGGAGATAAGCAATGGCTAAAAAGAAAACAAAATTTAAACAGTTAGCAGAGCATATTCTGGCTGGTGGATTTGTATCTCAACCAGCAATGGTCGATTTAGATATGTTTAGAACTAAAATTAAACCAACGAGTGAAGATAAGGTGTCTGATATTAAATTAAAGAGTCTTATTGAAAATGAGGAAGAATCTCATACAGTTGATGCAGGTAAATTTAACGAAGCACTGAAAACGTTTCCAAAGTTAGGTAATGCAATTTATGGTGAACATGACTTAAAAAGTGTTGCTGAAACTCTTTCTTATTTGGCAAAAACATCAAGACAACACGCACTGAGTGAAACAGAAGATTGGTTTGATAAAATTACAGTAAATCGTAATATGAAAGAATTAGGTTCTCTTTCAGGACAATTTAATAAAATTTCTACTGAAGCAAAATCACTTCAAGAGAGAATGTCAGCGTTATATGAAGATATGGGGCATATTATTAATAGATATTATGACTTGGATGAAGATCAAGATGAAGAAGATGAGCTGGATCCAGTTGGACAGGAAGATGATGATATAGATAATGATGGTGATTCTGATGATAGTGATGAATATTTGAGAAATCGTCGCAAAGCTATTTCAAAAGCTGTAAAGAAAGAATCTATAAAAGAAGGATTTGGAGACAGAACAGGTACTTGGGTAGATAGACAGTGGGGTGATCCTTTACCTACTTTAGCAGATTATGCAAAATATGTATTGAAAAAAGAGGAAAAAGTTGAAGAAGCACAATCATCTGCACAGAAAGCTGCATTTCAAAAAATGTTAGATAAGAAAAAAGGAAAAGATGATGATGATAAAGTTGATGAAGCTGCAGCTGATCCAAAACTTAAAGGTATGAGATCAAAGTTAAGTAAATTAAGACTTAAGATTGCTCAAATGGAAGATGAGCCTGGTGGATCCGCAAGAGCTGAAGGTCTTAGAAAGCAAAGAGATTCTTTAAGAGATCAAATTGCTAAACTTTCAGGATCGGCTCCAAAACAGGGTAAATGGTCTAAGAAACTTGGTAAATAAATAAATGATTAAGTTTAAAGACATTATAAAAGAAGCTAAATGGTCAGATCGTAAATGGGGTGATCCGTTACCTACATTAGAAGATTATATGACTGAAGCTGATGATGATGACGCTTTTGTTCATGTTGGGGGTGGAACATATAAAGAAAAGAATCGTGCTACTGGTAAACCATTACCTAATTCACCATCTTATATAAAAAAAGATGGTGGTGGATTTGAGATGGTAGATGATGACGATCCTAGATTATCAAAAAGTGATGATGATAAAGGTGATGACAAAGAAGAACCAAAAGGTAAAGGATTAGGTAAAGGTGACTTCGAGAGAGATGGTGAAGAATCTGATGACGAAGAAGGAGAGCCAGATTTTTATGATCCAGAAGATTATGAAAAACATTATCCAGAAAAAACAAAACCAAAAGATGAAGTTGGTGGTGTAAAATATGGACAGGGGTTTTCAGCAGATAGTGATCATATGTTTGATTCCGTAGCTGATTCACCGCCACCAGATTCTGGATTGTTAGATGCAGTAAAAGGTGGTGATTGGGAAAAATTTAGAGCTGGAATCCATGATATATCTGATCAAGATGCGAGAGAACATTTGTTAAATTTAGCAAATCATGTAGATTCTGGAACATACAATGATGAGTTTCCTAAAGGAAAAAAAGGCTTAGAATTTGGTAGAAAAGAGGTTATGGATTTATTTAGACAGGCGGTGGATTATGGTGATGAACAGGGGGGAGGAGAGCCAGAAGATAAACCACATGGTGGAGATACAGGAAAAGATGCAGACTTTAAAGGTGAACCACCTGAAGGTGCAAGAGAACCAGAAGATGGTGAAGAAGGTGAAGGTGACTTAAAAGCAGAATACGAAAAGGTTCAAGATGAAATGGAAGAAGTTGAAAGCTATATAGAAATGGCTAAAGATGATTTGGAAATGGCGGACGATGAAGAAGATAGAGAACGTGCTAAAGATCAGATAAAGCAAATGGAAAAAGAGAGGTATAGTTTAAAGATTAAATCATCAAGATTATCTAAAAAAATGAAAGGTGATTCAGACAAAAAGCCAAGTGGTGGAATGATAGGTTCATTGGGACATAGAGGAAGAATGGACAGAACTGGTACAGAAGAAATTAAAATAATAAACGGTAAGAAATATAAAGCAATAAAAGAATCTAAAAAACCCACATTGTTACACGAATCAAAAATAGAAATACGTAAAATGTGGGATAGAATTAAAGTAAAATAAATTTATGAGTATATTTATAGTAGAATGAATATAATTTTTATTTAGGAGCGAAAAAATGGCAAGTTCATATATAGATAAAGGTACTTTAATAACATTAGGTGATGGATCCAGGATAGCTATTGAGGATCTTAAAGTTGGGGATGAAGTACAATCTTACAACATGCAGAGTGAACAGTTTGATATGTCACATATTGAAAATAATGAACAAATATCAGCAAAAATTACAGATATTATTCCTGCAAGTATAGCAGGGGATCAAATCACCAAATTAAGTCTAAGTAATGATACTACACTTACAGTTAGTAGATGTAACTTGTTTTCTCCAGACATGGTGAAAGGCTATTTAACACTAGAAGAAAGAACGGAAATGTTAGAAGGTGATATAGCGGATAAGCACGAGGTATCTACTAATCCTCAAATAGAAGAGGAGGATTTAGTTTTTATAGATTCAGGTCAAGAACTTGGTTATTTAACTGTTGTAAGTATAGGAGGCTGGAAAAGTCCACGTGAAATGTATAATTTATGGGTTGAATCTGGTGATAGCGTTTTTGCAAATGAAGTTTTAGTATCAGTAGATAGGCAATGGACAGAAGAAGAAGAGGAAGAGCGCGAAGCGATTAGGTTGGAAAATGAAAAAGAAGAACCACCACGTGACACACCAGAAAGTATTGCAGCAGCTGAATGAAAATAAATGAAATATAGGTTTTAATTGATAGAAATAAAAGTAAAAAATAATAACCTCGAACGAGCTTTAAGAGATTTTAAGAGAAAAGTTAAAGACTCTAAATTAATGTTAGAATTATCTGAAAAGAGTCATTATATGAAGCCGTCAGTTAAAAGAAGGCGGAAAAAGCTGAGATCTAAGCTCCGAATGAGGCAAATTACAGAGAAAAACAATAATTCTTACTAATTTTTGACCTTTTTAAAAATTTAGTTTATATTTATATGTAAATAAATACACTGTCGGGATTTTCTTCCCATCATACAGTGTACAGATATTAAATCTTATAATAGTTTCCAATAACTATTTTAAATCCAAGTAAACAATTTAAAATTAGGTAATTTATCTAATTTTTAATTAGGAGAAAAGTAATGGATGATCTTTTAAAAGAAGCCATTGCAGATGCAAAAGCAGTTCGTGAAACAGCACTCGAAAATGCCAAGATGGCACTTGAGGAAGCTTTCACTCCGCGCCTAAAATCTATGCTTGCTAAGAAAATTCAATCTGAGATTGAAGAAGATGAAGTAACTGAAACTTCTGAATCTGATGAAGATGCAGAACCAGTTGAAGAATCTGATGAAGAGCAAGAAGAAGTAGAAGAAGGTATGTATGAAGATGATGAAGATCCTGGTGATGAAGATTCTGAAGAAGAAATGGGTGATGAAGAAGAACCCGATTCTGAAGAAGAACCCGATTCTGAAGAAGAACCAGAAGAAAGTCTGGGATACGATGAATCTGATATCATAGAAATTGATGGTGTTAAATATGCACCAATAGTTTCTGAAGAAGGCGAAGAGGAAGAAGAAGGCGAAGAAGGCGAAGAAGCTCCTGAAGGCGAAGAAGATGACGAAGATATGGGTGAAGACCTAGATCTAGAAGCAGTTCTTCGTGAATTAGAAGCAGAATTGAGTGAAGATGAAGAAGCAGATGAAGAATCTGTGGAAGAATCTGATGAATCAGAAGAATCTGATGAAGCAGTTGATGAAGCTGAAGAAGCTAAAGAAGATAAAGAAACAGTTGATGAGTCTGAAGAAGATGAAGAAACAGTTGATGAGTCTGATGAAGCAGTTGATGAAGCTGAAGAAATTACTGAAGAAGAAGAAATTGACTTAGAGGAAGTATTGAGAGCACTTCAGGAAGAAGATGAAGAAGATACTACCACTGAAGATATGGAAAAACTTCAATCAGAGCTTAAAGAGCATCGCGATGTCGTAAAATATCTTCGTTCTAAGTTGAACGAAGTCAACCTACTTAATGCAAAACTTTTGTTTACAAACAAATTGTTCAGGTCGTACGGTTTGTCTAATGAACAGAAAATGAAAGTGGTTGAAACTTTTGATAGAGCTAAGAGCCTAAGAGAAGTCAAGTTGGTTTATTCAACGATGGCAGAATCTTTCGGCACTCAGTCTACAAGAGCAGAAATTGTTAAAGAATCCAAAAAGGGGTCAGCTTCAAAACCAGTTGCTTCAACAAAATCTGGAAAACAGGAAAAAGAAATTATTTCTGAATCAGATAGTATGAAACAACGTTTTCAGAAGTTGGCTAATATCCTATAGGAGAATTATTATGTCAAGTAAGGCAATATCAGAAATTATGGATGGCTACAACCCACACGTTGAACGTAGAAAAGAAACCAAGAAATTGGTGGAAAAGTGGGAAGCTACAGGTCTGTTAGAAGGCTTAGAAACCGAAAATAAAATTCATTATATGGCGCAGTTGCTTGAAAATCAAGCAAGACAGCTTATTGATGAAAGTTCAAGAGCTGGTGGACCAGGTACTGAAGAATGGAGTGGAGTTGCACTTCCTCTAGTTAGACGTATCTTTGGTGAATTGGCAGCACAGGAATTCGTTTCTGTTCAACCAATGAACCTACCGTCAGGTCTTATTTTCTATCTAGACTTCAAATATGGTACTGCAAATCAAGGATTTGGCGTTGGTGAAGATGTTTATGGTAACACTTCTGCATCTGGTGATGCAACTGGTGGACTGTATGGCGCAGGTAAGTTCGCTTACTCGTCCAAACAGCAAGAAACTTCTGCACAAGCGGTCGTAAATACATCTGGCTCAGCAGCATCTGGCACAGCCCCAACAGGGTCTGTCGCAGCAAGAGATGTTGATCATGAACCTGATCTTGCAACTATTGGTTCATT